CAAAGATTTCCATAACGATTAAATTCATAAAACTTGTCAGTACATTCTGCACTGACAGATATCATTGCTGTGGGCATTTGTTTTATTTTATCCAACATGCGTTGAAATCTTTTGACGTCCACTCCCAATCCAGTGTAAATGTTGATCATCGCTAAACTGTTTGACACTGCATCTAACACATCAAACAACTGATTGTCCAACAAAGGTTCGCCACCAGTGATCACTATCTCTTTTAATCCTGGTGCAAACCCTTTTATTTCGGCTATCAGCATTTGAAATTGTTTTGTATTTTTAACTTCATTCTGACTGACTTTCATCATTATCTTGTCTCGACTGGTCAACTGATATCTTGAATCACCGGTGTCAATGGTATAATTTCCATTAGTATCTAAATCTCTACGCCAGGCACTGCTGTATTCTTTACAGCAATATGAGCAAGATAAATTGCAGTTGTCATTTAGTTTTATTTCTAATATTTCTGGTTGTGTTTGAACATCCGCATGAGTTTTTGTTTTGCCGTTTTGCCAAATTCTTGGACTGACTGCACCGCGGTCTTCTAAAGGCCAACAGTTTTCTTCGCAACTGGCATTGCGTTGATTGGCCAACATCATTTGCCTTTCAGCAATATTAATGTTAGTATTGAACAAATTCCCTTTGTTATTATCTAACCATTGAAAATCAATAGCATGCTGTTTGGCCGCATGACAGTTGTATGTGGCATTAGATACCAGATCGATCTTTAAATATTTAAATTTATAAGAGCAATAATAGTCTCTGTTGTTAGACATCAATAATCATCTTCTTGATTGTAGTTGTCTTCGTCATCATCAAACTCTTCTTCCTCTTCTGCATAGTCTTTGTCATTGTCCAAGTATGCAGTCAGGGCTTTTTTGATGTCTGAATCACCTTTGAAGGCATCCTTAATTTCGTCAACACTGTGATCGTGATCAATTAAAATGGCCACAATGCTTTCGGCAGCATCCATTCGATCTACCACATTGACGTATCGCTTTAACTCGCCCCAAATTTCGCTTGCTACTTCTGCTGACATTTTTTATCTCCTAACTTAATTTCTTTTTTTGGTGTTGATCAGATCAGCTGGACAAGTAGTACATTGATCTTTGGTACAAATTGTTGGACTTTGCAACAAATCAAAATTGTCATCAAATAAATTGCCTAAATTATCATTGCGACATACACCCGACCATACTTGAAAATCACTTTCGATGAGTATGCTGTCTGTGCCAGCGGTGCAAGTCCATCCTTTGAAGTGGTGAAGGTCTTTATTAAAAAGATCCCATGAATTTACATCAATTTTGGTGCCGTCTTTAAGCACTACTGTGCAATCCGACATCTTAGATTCAACCAGTAATACGTTCATAAAAATTTAACTTATTTGATTTTTTAGATCCAGTACTGAGTTTAATGTCCTGCATAGGCCAATTTGATCCTGGAACATACACTGGTTCAACTGGAGATACACCACATGATATTTTTTGTTTGGTCAAGTACTTGATATAATGTTTTATGCGTTCTTGATTCCATTCTTCATTCATAATAACTACATCTACTTGGTACCCTAAATTATTTGTATTTGCATGCTGTTGAGTCTTGGTAACAGTCGTAAAAAACTTGGCTTCGTTCATGAACTCACTGTGGGTGGAAAATGTAATATTAGCATATTCAATTAATGTTTGATAATATTCTACTGTTGCAGTGCCGTTGGAAAAGACTTGAATGATAGCATTGTGAGAATTAAAATCTTTTCTAACCCATTGTAAAAATGGAATTAAATTAGGATTCATAGTAGGCTCACCTCCTAACACAGATAGGAATATCTGTTTTTCAATTTTTTCTACACTTTTCATAAGTTTGCGCCAGGCTTGCTGTAATTCGTCCAGTGTTTTATGCGGACTGGTGTTATCGTGCCATACATCTGGACAATAACTACAAGCAAAATTGCATCGAGTTCCAATTACCCACATTATGGTTAGCTGTGATGTTTTGCTAACTATCTCAAGAATGGGATTGTCATCAGTTACATAAGCCTGTGCAACCTTGGTCATATCAATTTAATTCCTCTGCTGTGTCGGCTGTACTTACCTCTGTTTTGATGTTCTTGAAGTCTATCATCACCTTGTCCAAGCAACCATCATCGTTCTTTTCCCATGCTTTGCGGAACTTCTTGATAATCTCACCATCACTTGTGGTAAACACCAAGCTGTTGCCTTCACGCTTGAGCAACTCTTTTTTCTCAATCAAGTCCACAAGACCACTGTAAGGGCTCATACCTGTGGTGTAGGGAATTTTCACTTGCACGCCTTCAAAGGGTTTGGCATAGCGTGTTTTCATGACTTTACAGCCTGCACGAATACCATTGACGTCTGATACTTTGTTGCCGTCCTCGTCCTCTTTCAGCTTCATCTTCTTCATGGCCACCACAATTGAACTGGCGTAAATGAAACCTTGACCGCCGGAAATTTTATCATCTGGGTCAAACATATCCTGGCTTGCGTATGTGTGATTGGTACAAACCAAGCCCACGTTGTAACTGCCAAACATGTTCACACAGTTACGCACCAATGCTGTTAGTGCTTTGGGCTTACGGCCAAGGTCGCCCTTCATTTCGCCAGCATCAAACTGGTTGACGTCTGTGGGAGTCAACAACATGCCCAGACTGTCAATAACAAACATGACTTTGGGACGTTCGCCTTCGGGCAAGGCTTTGTAGTCACTCATAAATGTGGAGATGGTTTTTGCCACATCATCAATCATGGCCATACTCAACTTCAGCAGTTTGCTTTCACTGGTGTCAACCCCAAGTGCTTTGAGCCAGTCTTCGTCCAGGGCGTTTTCACTGTCGATCAACACCACAAAGATACCTTGTTCTTGTGCGTTCTTCACAATGTTGCCTGAACAGATGTAACTTTTACCTGCACCCGAATCACCAGCAAACACTGTGACCTTGCCCAGCGGAATGCCACGGTTGAAGTCTCCTGAGATCAAGTAGTTCAAGGCATAGTTGCCTGTTGAGATCCAGTCTGTGGGATCATTAAATCCAATACTCAGGCCGTCGATGCTCTTTGTGATTTCCTTGCGGAACTTGCTTACGTCAAATGGTTTTCCCATAATTTTCTTCCTTGTATAAATCTTTAAAAATTGCTCTACTGTCTAATTTACGCCGTTGATCCATTAATGCTAATTTTTCAAAAGATCCTGTTAAATCTTTTTCAAATGGCTGATCCAAATGTTTCAGCATGTTTTGATATCCATTTTCTAATAGATAACCTGGATTCTCTGAGACACGGTCTGTTAAAATCTTCTTCACTGAGTTTAACACACTCTCTGGTAAATGTCTAATATTTAGGTATGCTGGACCTGTCAACGCACCAATTATAAAACTGTTGTTGTGAAATCCCAATCCAGACAAATAATCCACACAATCAAAAATACTGTGATAGTTCAACAAAAAATGCAACATGTTGAATGATATTTTGTGATCAAACTGTCTAATAGTTTGTAGGTTATCTACAAAGTCTTGCCATACTCCACCGTGGCGTATATATTCGTATTCTGTTTCCATAGTCTCTACACTTATAATCCAATGCACATTTTTAAACTCACAGATCAAATCAAATATACGTGTGTCGACTTTGCTGAGATTGGTGTTTATTCTCAAGTTTACATCAGGATTGACCCGTTTCAGTAACTCTAAGAATTCTAAATTTTCTTTCATCAACAGCGGCTCGCCGCCAGCCAAGTACACATGTTTCAACTGTGGCGCACGTTCAAAAATATACTGTTTGAATTTTTCAACCTGTTGGTCTACAGGAGTCAACATGGTGATACCGCGTTCGCTAGCCCATTTGCTACTGAACTCTGGTGAACAATACACACAGGCAAAGTTGCATAAATTACTCCAACGTATGTCCACAGTGTGCAAAGCAAAGTTGGCGGTATCATACAATGTATGATCTACATCGCGCAATTCTTTAAGATAGAACACACGATCGCTAATGATGTTGAAATTGTTTTTTTCTTGTTCTAAATCATAACAAGGATTACACCGAGCAAACTTTTGTCCTGTTTGCATGTCTGCTTTGATCAGATAGTCATTGCCAAGTATTTGTTCTATATCGTTGTCTTGAATGTTGCCAATGGGTTCTGCACTGCGTATGCAATTCTTAACTGTGCCATCAAAGTTGTACATAATGCTGGTCCAAGGCACGGGACAAAATGCTCGATTGGTCAACATTTCTTTAGGATGCATTACAGTGGCATCCTTGTCTTGGCAGCACTCAATGCTAGTTCATTGAATCGCATGCCTTGTTCATTGGCCAGCAACATGGTTGATATTATTGTGTTGGTCCAGGTATCAACATCACAGTGAGGCCATTTGGCTGTTTGTTCGTGTTGTGTGGCAATACTGCCAGGTCTGATCATGGTAATAACTGGCATGTGTTTTTTATTGCGAAGTTGGGCGATTGCATCATCCAATGCAATTTTTTGATTTCGGTATTGACTCATGTCTATATCACTGTAGCCTGGCACGTCCAATTCCACTGGTATCTGTGTCATCATGGTACCAATACACCAAATGTGTTTGCCTGGTTGATCCTGCCAGGCCTGCCACACCGCATACAACAGTTCAGTTTGTGCATATCCTGCTTGTGCATTGTTTATAAACAAATCACATGCAATTATTTTTTCTACAATTTTTGGTGTGTTTCTAATGTTGTCACCGTGCCGTTTACTTAAACCTACAATTTCATGTCCACGGTTTTGTAAAATATTTGCAAAGGACTGTCCTATGCCTGCGGTGTGTCCTGTAATAGCAATTTTCATTGAAAATAGTCCCAAAGTTTAATGCCACGCAGTTGATCCTGTGACATTGTCCATAATTGTAGTTCAACTGTGTTGTCTTCTCCTTGAGCCACAATTGATTTTAATAGGTCAGGGACATCTGCAGTTCTTGTCAAATGGTTGCTGTGTTTTACACTCAATACTGATGGATTTTCTAACAATGCCCATGAATTTTTTAAATTGTGCTGTTGTACATAAGAAAAAATATTCTTTAAATCACCAATGTTTAAAGCACTAACTGTGGTCCAGGTATTTAATTCTTGTATGCCCATGCGTTTATAAGTCATCAAGTTACGTTCAAAATTTTCCCAAGCAATGGGCCAACGAATGTAATCATGTTTTCTACCAATACCATCCAGGCTCACTGTCACAGTCATGTGTATGCCTTTATTTAAAAGAATATCAATCTCTGGAATAACAGTTGAACAATTGGTGTTGATTCTAACACTAGTCACACTTGGTGGAATATTCTCAAGTATGTGGCGGTATTTTTTGCTGGCACTGGGTTCTCCACCGTTGATGTCCAGATGCACCACACGTTGTAATGGTAATTTCCAAAAATAGTCGCTGTTGTCTATGCGTGGGTACTCTCGACTGATCAAGCTACCAATCTTGGTACTTAAATTTTCATTGCAGGTTTGACACGCACTATTGCACACATTGTCTAACACACCTCCGACAGTCAGGTAGTCCTGGCAAGTTTGTTTTTGATCAAACTCCACAGCATTGAGTCTGATGCTGGTGTCGCTGACTTGTTCTGTTTGTTTGCATCTAACACATTCATTGGGCCAGATGCCTTTGTGAAAACTTAATTTAGTATTTCTTAACCAAAGGCTTTGTTCCATTTCTTCCAAGGAAACAAACTCAGGTGCTTGAATCATATGCCCGCAACGACTAACTGTGCCATTAGGATTGAATCTTACAAAATGATCAAGTCTAGGGCAATACATGTTTTATATCGTCGGTATAATTGTTTTGATAGTACTGTAACAGCTCAGTCCAGGTCATTTCTTGCCCGGCAAGATCTAATAGAATCTGATCCAAGAACAACCAAAGTTCAATATTGGCATCATCTTTAAAAAGCGTTTTAACAAATTCAGATGTGGGAGCATTTACTCCACTAGGTCCAAGATTGAGATTGGTAATTTGAAAAAAATCTTGAAAGTTTCTGATACGTATTTTTGTGTCCAGACGCAAATATCGGCTGAGATTTGATATCCAATGCAGTTGCGGCAAATAATGCGTATTTAAAAATTTATATCGACGTGCAAACCAAAATGCAGTCTTAAAATCTAACTCAGGGTGGTCGCGTTGAAGATGTTGCAAGTAAGTATTGACGCCACTGACATACCTGGCTCGGGGATTACGTATGTACACATCTACATAATCAAGAGCACTTATTTCATCATTGGTAAACACAGCAAGATTGTCTCTTGACTGCTGAATCCGCAAACTGCTGCTTCCGTTTTTCTGAATTAGATAAACCCATTGATTGTGAAGTGGTACATGTACCACTTCACATAGTTTAGGAAACAGCTCTGTGTCCAGAGCTGTTTGCATCACTTGGCTTGACGGCTACGAATCATAGCCAGGATATCCTGGGCATTTTGACCACTGGCTGCAGGCTTGGCCACAGGGGCTGATGCTGTAGGAGTGTCGTCTTCGTCAAAGTCGCTTGCAGGAGCAGGTGCGGCCACTTTGAGTGCAGGCTTGGCTGCTGGTGCAGGAGTGTCTTCGTCCACATGTGCGGCTCCAGCACCACCAGGTGCTTGCACACCTGCAGGACGGAAGTATTGACCCCAACGTTCTGTGTCGTAAGGTTGTCCATCTACTGAGGCCTCAAACATCTCTTTGATCACCTTCAACTCCACGTCGCCGGGTTTCTTGGGCAGGAATGTGCTCAAGTCAAACAAGCCATGTGTGGCAATGGCCGCTTGTTCTGCTTCGGTCAATGCTGATTCCTTACGTGCCCACTTTGAAGTGCTGTAGTCAGCATAGCCACCTTTTGATGTCTTTGACACACGGAAGTCCAAGCCACGTAGTGTGTCTGTGGGCATTTCTTCCAGCTCAGGATCCATCAGCGCACCTTTGATGGTGGCAAAGATTTGTGGTCCGATGATGAAACGTCGGATGGGATTTTCTGGTGTTTTGTCTTCGCTCAATGGGTTCTCACGCACAAAGCCTTGAAAGATGTATGAACGTTTCTTCCAGTATTTGCGACCCATTTCTTCAAGGCTCTTGTCCTTGAACCAGGTGCGCACTTCTGCCAAGATAGGACAGGCTTCGCCCCACATTTCCACACAAGGTACTTGCACGTACACTTGTTTGCTATCCCCTTCGCCTTTGATGCCAGCGAAGGGCAAACGAATCATTGCTCGTTCTTGCCAGAAAAATGTGTTTTTTGTATTTGCATCGGGAAGGAATCGCAGTGTTGTACTTTGCCCTTCTTCCATGTTCCAATGTGGATAAATTGAATTGTCTCCACCGGTGGATTGCCCACCTTTGTTGCCCTCTGCTGCCTGTAGTCTTGCTCTGATTTCTGCTAATGATGCCATAGTTTTTTCTCCTTGATAAGTTGCCTATGTTATGTTGCCTATCTAAATGTTTAGATCTTTGTTGCCTGTGACTCACAAAC